CATGTCGACCTTCGGTCTTAGCGCGAATAAAACATGCCGTATTTAATAATTTCGACCTTCAGTCTTTGCATGTCGACCTTCAGTCTTCACATGTCGTATTTAATACCCTCATTTTATATACTTACTCTCATACAGCATATAAAATGTCCCATTCACGAAAAAACCGAACCCAAAAAAAGTGCAAGTCTTGCACCAAACTCAACATCGGAAAGACAATGAAGAATCTGTTGCCGATTCGAGGTAAGTTCCTTTATAAGAAACTGTTCGGCGGATGGAAAGTGAAATCCAGTCCCAGTTCCAAGTCACGGTCTAGATCTAGATCTAGGTAAACTTATTCCCACGAATATTCCCGTAAAATCCGGACATATGAATACCGAATAATATTATAATAAGAATATAACATTATTATGGCATTAAAAATAACTCTATCGTCGGTTACAAATGGGACAATATTTGGGTTTAACACGATTAATGGTGTCATAGGAGGGAACGCAACTATTAATTGGGGAGATGGCACCAATAGCACTATCACCGCGGGGGTTAGCAACTACACAATTGACCATACATACACATCCGTATATTCATCCGTACAAATCCAAATAACCGGAACAACCGTACAACAAATTGCAGTTAATAATGCGGCAAATCTTGTAACTTCCGTAGATAGTTTTGGAAATATAGGAATACAGAACCTCCAGTTGAATGGATGTACAGGTTTAACAACAAATTGTGTCCCAAATGCGATTCCAACTACAATGACAAATCTGACAAAAATGTTTTATAATTGTGCAAGTTTCAATGACCCGACCATACTGTATTGGGATGTAAGTGCAGTCACAAATACCAGTCAAATGTTTCAAGGCGCAGTGGCATTCGATCAGTCTATTGCAAATTGGAATGTTATCCTCGTGTCGAACATGACAAATATGTTTTCAAACAGCGTAAGCGTCACAAATATGGACCAGACATTAATTGCTTGGGCAGCACTGCCAACTCTTACAAGATCAGTCACCCTAAGTAACATTCGTTATTCATCGAATAGTCAAAGCGCATTCAATACATTGGCATCGAAATATAACTGGACAATTACCGGTATAATCATAAACACTTCAAAACTCACGTCCAGTTTTACCCCAACTAGCGTATCGTATGCAGTTCCAATTGCAGTTAGTCCAGCAGGCAATTATTATGTTCAGGGGGCAAGTGGGTCGAATAGTATATATGTGTACGATTCATCTGGGACGTCGGTAACAACGATTACTGCATCAGATCGATATAACTCATTCGCCATCGATCCTTCTGCAAACAAAATGTATTGTGCCGGAAATACCACGTTTGGGACCCTCAATTTAGCAAACAATTCGTTTTCGACGGTTTCTACTAGCGCACCATTAAGCGGGTGTGCTTTCTGGAACGGTTCGGTGTATGCCACCACCGTAACTGGATATATCGTAAAACAAATCAACGTTGCTACCCCAACATCCCAAAGTGTGTTTTTCACAGCAAGCGGAAATATACTTGCCGATACGTACAATTCATTTAGCGGATGTGCGACAGATGGGGCGAATTACTTGTATTGTATGACCCGAGGGACCGGATTCATTTATAGATTCAACATTCGTAATAGTTCTTCGTTCATATTGCTTTCAACTTTGAACGTGAGTCCGTTATATGGATATACATTTGGACTTACTTGCGACTTGTCAAATAATCTATATTTTAGCGTCGGAGGCGCGACATCAACTACCTATGCTTCTCCAGGAGCAGTATACAGAGTCAGTTCAACCGTTTTAGTTTCATTGTTAGCGTCGACGTCATATAGTTCTTATGGTGTTTTTTACAACCAAACGACAGATAGTCTGATTGTATCCGACCAGAAAACGGTTTATAATTGCTCGGTATCTACGTTTACGACAACCCAAAATGTAAATGATGCGAATATATTTGCGTATTATCCATTCGATCTTAATGGAGCAAACCATGGCAGTAAATACAGAAACTATTTAAGTCCGTCTATGGAAGGCGGGGTATCCGTATCATCGAAAGCCTACAGTTCAATAAAATTTACAGGGGTAAGCAACCAAGGATTCAAACTCGATAATATCACATTCACGAATACCGGATTGACGTTCGCTACATGGATGAGATGTAATGCGATTCCAACCGCCGACGCGCGCATATTCGATTTTGGAGACCCTAGCAATAATTACAACTTTTATCTGGAATGTCCTTCAAACGGGTCGATAAGTCTTGGCGTGAAATCGCCTTCCATTGGAACCGCAGGATTAACGAGTTTGAATTATACCATTAGAGACTTAAATTGGCATCATTATGCGTTAACGATTAGTTCTACTGGAGTAGTATATTTTTATGTAGATGGGTATGCTATTCCAACCGGCATAACTGCGAACATTTACCCGACATTAACGACATTGACAAACTGCTATCTTGCTAATATACCGAATGTAGTAAACGGATATTTAAATGCATATATGAATCAAACCCTCGTGTTTTATCGTGATTTGACTTCTACTGAAATCGGGTACTTAATCAATCCGGCGTATTTTGCTTTGTCTAGTTTCCCATCTGGCGCCACACCATCAACCACGGATAGTTATTCGAACCCTCCAGTACCATATGGAATGAACTCCTCTTTTCAACTCACTTATTCGAGTCCATTTCTAGTTACAAATCGAAGTTATGTATTAAAAGATGGATCGACGATATTAGACACAAATACATATAACGGATACTATGAAGGTGATAGTAATGGAGATAACACAGTTACGTGTGTTGTTGTGGATGGAAGCAGAAACGCTTGGTGCTTGACTAATGGAGGAATCAAACGGTTGAAAATAAACCCATCGGATACCACAGTAGACTATACGCAAATATCATTTCCAGTAAACATAGGTCAAGTGCTAGCAAGAGTCAGGTATTACAATGGATTGATTTATGGAGTCGGATATGCTTATTACACAAGTGTAGGGTACTTTTTTACTATGAATCCTACAACTAGAACACTAACAAATTGGTTTGCTAGCGGTAACATAAAATATCATTACAATGATATTGCAATTAGTAAAAGTGGAATAGGATATATGTCGGCGGGTGACATTACTTCGAACAGTACTATCCCGGGTACATATCAATGGCAAATCGACACGATCGATTTAAGCACTTTGCAAATAACCCCGTTAATTTCCGGCACTTACGCATCATTTCAAATAGGTACAACTTCGGTAGATTATATTCTTTCAGTTGTGCTCGATTCAAATGAAGATTTATACGTTTTAACAAAAAGTTCGTATTTGACCAAATGGAGCAAATCTGGAACGCAGTTAATGGCGCCTAGAAAACTCGTTGATTCAAGTGGTGTTAGTGTTGGAAGTCAAATGGACATTGACACGGCAACAAACGATCTATATATATTCGGTAATGGAATAGTTAAAATAAATACCACCAATTGGACGACAACCGCAATAATATATAACCCTTCTTATATTAACCGCAGTCTATGTATAGATAATAATCAGCGAATAATATATTTTAATGGTGCCCAAAACAAAGTGGTTAGATTGGACCTAAGTCCGATTCCCACGATAAAGTTTGACGTTACCTTGGCAAACGTAACATCGTCGACACTATTGATGGAAGACGCATCTGGTAACTCGTTTGGCGTCCAGATCTATATTAATGGTATATATCCTTGTTTCCTCCAAGGGTCAAAAATACTCAAATTAGACCCCGAAACAGACGATGAATATTACGTTCCGGTAGAAACCCTACGTCGAGGCGATTTGATAAAGACGGCAACATGTGGATACAAAGCAGTCGCGTTTATTGGGAGAGGCACACTACGAAATCCCACCGACGACCCAGATAAGAAGAATCGCCTCTACAAGTTCCAAGATGCTCGTAAGAAACATCCGCCTCTCTACATTACCGGCGAACATTGTTTGCTGTATAAAGAAAAAGAGATTTCGGCAGAAAAAAGACGAGAGGTGCGCGAACATATGGGCGACGATTATATCACGGAGACCTATCACCGAATTCCGGCATGTTTAGACGATAAGGGGTCGCCGTATGATAAATACGAAGGACCTGTCACAATATGGCACTTTGCTTTGGAACACAATAATTTGTATAATAATTACGCGGTCTGGGCAAATGGAATTTTAGTAGAAACATGTAGCATTGATTTTCTTTTGAAGAAATCGAGTTTGGAGTTGGTTGATGCCTCGTAGTAAATTAGTAGAAATATATGTATGATTGTTCATTATACACATATTTAAAAATGTCAGTTGTTTATGTTGCGAGCGGAGGCAATAATTCCGGTTCAAATAATGCGTTTATTGCGTATTCGAATAACGCTCAAACATGGACCCAATCTTCCAATGCATCCAATGTATTTAAGTTTCCGGTTCTTTCTTTAGCAAATAATGGACAAATGTGGGTTGGTACATCAAATGTCGGGACAGGATCCAGTTCGATTGGTTATTCATACGATGGAATTACTTGGTATCCTTCGGCAAACGGCAATTCCGTGATTTCAATTGTAGCAGTATGTGTTGCACATGCGAATGGATTATGGGTTGCGGTCGGTGCCGGAACGTATACGATTGCATATTCCTATGATGGTATTACCTGGACAGGTGCGGCAAACTCAACTTTTTTCGGATCAGGAGGTGGATATGGACAATTTGTTACGTATAAAAACTCTACTTGGGTAGCACTTGGAATTAATGGAACAAATCAATCGAAGATCGCATATTCCTATGATGGAATCAACTGGACACTTATAACAGATACCAAGTTAAATAAATATGCGATGAGTATTGATTGGAATGGTACAAATTGGGTTGCGGTTGGGAGCAATAGTACCGATACTGCCCAGATTATATATTCTTCGAGTTTAACCGGAACTTGGACAATTGCATCTGGAAACAGCATATTTGGTGCAAATGGGTATGGATATAGTGTCGTATGGAACGGTAGTTACTTTTTGGCAACAGGAACGGTAGTTGCCGGTGTCGGAAAATTAGCAAGGTCTACCGACGGAATCAACTGGACCGTTACTTCGCCATCTACATTTTCCACATTTGATAAACAACACCAATTATTATGGACCGGGTCTTTTTGGATAGTTGGGCAGGTATACGTTAGTGGATATGGAACCATTTTGACTTCGCCGGATGGAATAACATGGACTGCCACCACAACAAACCCTGCGGGAACGGTTGCAAATACTTCTTTCACCATATGGACTTCTAAACTTGTCACATTAAATTCAACCACTCCCGTTTACAATATTAACAATGCGAATTTGTTGTATTATTACCCATTCGACTCGAATTATTTGAATTATCAATCGGGGAGTGGAGTTTCGAATGTATCGAACTTAGTAAGTACTGCCATCGTACCTGGAATAACAAAACTGAATAACGGATCACTTTATTTCGGGGGAATCACCGGAGAATCGATTCAAGTCCCCGCAACGACTTTCAGTACAAACGGTCTCACTTTTTCGCTTTGGATGAAAACAACTGAAATTCCGTCTTCTAGTTTCACAAGTATATTTGAATTCGGTTCTGGAATTAATAATAAGAACATTGTGTTCTTCTTTATCAACGCGCAAATGTATTTCGTCGTATACAATCCATCGTCAGGAACCACCGTTAGTGGAACAAACACTTATTTGAATTATACGCTCGCGGATACAAACTGGCATCATTATTGTTTGACGCTTAGTTCTTCTAGAACACTCAGTTTTTATGTTGATGGGGTTCAAATGTCCGGAATCAGTTTTAATGCCTACCCCGCAACCTCTCAATTAACCACCTGTTTTCTCGCAAAAAGTAGTTTTGCCGCATCAGCGATTAGTTGTTACATGAATCAATTCTTGGTATTCAATCGGGTTATTACTTCAACTGAACTCTCGTACCTAGTAAACTATCCATCTCAAGTCAAATTATCAGGACCAGTAACCGGAAATGTAATATATAATATTAATAACACCGGATTATTGCAGTATTATCCATTTGATAACGACTTACTAAATTATGCCACTGGTTCAGGAGTATCAGATGGAACGACGAATTTAACCAGTATTGCGACGACAAACACAAAACTATCGAGTGGGTCTCTTTATTTCCCTGGTTCACCGAGTCAATATTTTAAAGCATCAAACCCATCTTTGAACACTACTAACGGAATGACATTTTCTATATGGGCGAAATTTACTACTATACCATCTTTCAACAACGGTTCAAATTTCAGACTATTTGACTATGCAACCGGTATAAATTTAGCAAACATCGCATTATACTTTGTCGATGGTCCCTATTTTGGAGCAACTAAAAATCAATTAACGTTGTACACAACCACAAATTATGTTACTACATTCAATTTAGCAGATAACAATTGGCATCATTATTGTGCTACAATATCTGCAAATAATACACCAACCGGGTTTTTTACATTCAATGTATACGTTGACGGTAATGTTATTTTAAGTTCCACGGTTGCTTCCAGCAATTATCCTACAAGCACTACAAGTTTAGCAAGTTGTTTTATTGGGCAAAGTAACGCTACTGGTGAGCAAACGAACGCGAATCAACCCGTCAATTATTTTAATCAAGCACTCGTATTCAATCGGGTTATAAATGCCTCCGAACTCTATTATCTGTCAAATTATCCTTCCCAAGTTGAGTTTTCCAGTTTATCGAGTAGTGTTTATGTACCACCACCGCCACCCTACCCCTGTTTCAAAGAAGGTACCCGAATCCTCCGACTTGACCCAGAAACCGACGACGAAGAATATGTCCCGGTCGAATCACTCCGACGCGGAGACTTAATCCGAACCCATTCAAGCGGTTACAAAGCAATCTCCTTTATCGGTAAACGGATCTTATCGGATCCTGCTTCGAACCCGGACCCCAAAAACCGTTTGTACAGGTTCAAGAAATCGATTTCCCCCAAAATGACAGAGGACCTCTATATTACTGGCGAGCACTGTACTCTCCGTCGCACGGTTACGGAAGAACAATTGTTCCAAATCCGCGACCATATGGGGGATGTTTATGTCACGGAGAAGCATATCCGTTGTCCGGCATGTTTAGACGAACGCGCGACGCCTGATAACAACAATGACTCGGAGGTCACTATCTGGCATTTCGCATTAGAGAACGACAATGCCTACCATAATTATGGTGTGTATGCAAACGGGTTGCTAGTGGAATCGTGTAGTATTGAACACATGGTCAATAGGTCGAATTTGGAGTTGATTTAGCATGTCGACGTTATAACAATGATTGCATATATGGCAACGTAAATATTATTCTTCAAATGATATTTACAAGAATATCGGAATCGCCCGAGAGACTACGGATGAGTTTGGTCATTTCACTTTTCTAAAGTAAAATGTCCGTTTGGCATAAGGTCCTTCATTTTGTTCGCGTTTTTTCTTGAGAGGATATGGGAATCCCTTACCCCGTCGCCTTACCTTCCTGGTCCGTCGAAGAATCGGCACAGGGTCTTCATCCAAAACAATGGTTTTTGTCGGTGTTTTCGGTATGTTTTTGGAAAAAAGATGGTATTTGGTTTGTCGTTTACGCAACCCCGGGACTTTCCGCGGATCGTATTTAAAGAACCACCTCTCGAATTCTTTTCGGTCAGCAGGTTTTGTCGACCCTTTCAACTCCGTGTATTTCTTTGCTTTCTCCGACTTCAATTCCTCCATGGTCGGTTGTTTCCCGTAGCAATCTAGCGAAAACCGTTTGAGAAGTCCCTTCTGTTCCAGACCGTTCTTTTCTTCTACATCAAACAAATACGATGCCATGCACAGCATACGGTCTTTGTCGAAATATTCCTTGTTGGCATATAAGAACGCTAAATAGAAACTCAACATGGTATCTATCGTTGCGACCATGACTGACTTCCCCGACACATCGATTTTGTTGTAACTGTGGCACGCGATCGGTTGGTATATCAACGCAATAATATCGCCATTCACACTCACCTCTACATGCGCAGGAATCACCTCTCCCAGAGGCGTATGTTGCACAATCCGGATTTTTTTGTACCCGGCGTCCTCTAATTTGTCGCGAACAATCGCAGCACATTTTGCTGGGTTCTCCGACAACACATCGAAATCCGGTATCTTCTCGACTTGATGCTGCTGGTCGTTCTCCATATATTTGGAATAGAGCGCGGTGCCGTATCCTCCTAAAAACACGACGCCTTGGTCCACGAACGAATCGCGCACCAAATAATAAATCGATTCTTCCTCTGTCTTGTTTGCCTTTACATCTAAACCTCTCTGGAAATCTACCGTATTACATTTCGTTTTCCCAGAAGTGAGAGGATAGTATTGATTTAGCAGTTTGATGCGTTTCAACACTTTCTCCCACCTAGAGACGTCGCCTGCCGGGCGCGACAGTTCTAAATACATCGACATCCGCAAATAATTCGGCGGAGCATACTTGATTCCTGCAATCGTAATCGTTTCAGGCATCAACCTCTCATATAAAGTCGGATGCATCTGGGTAATATCGGCAATCGGCAAGAAGTTCACATAGACCTTGAACGTTCCGACATGAACCCCCGATTTCGCCTCCACCTCGTCGTATCCTGCCAAGTAGTAGATATCGGACAGTTCGCGCGCGTCTTCCATCGCGTGGGCAGAATAGAAGTCGTAATCCGGCACCTCAATGTCGCGGTTATAAAACTGTGCTTGTTTCGGCAAAATATTATTGATTGCGGTACCGCCGTAACAAATGAGGCGTTTCCGGATGAGAAAGTTCTCGAGAATCTCGATGATTTTCTGGACGTCGGGAGAGGTGGCAACTTTCGCGCCTTGGTTTCCTTCACTTTCATCGACTGCCTGTCTTAAAACCGCGAGTTCACATTCTTGAAATGTCATGGCGTCATTACAAACCGCAGGTTTGTATTTTCGTTTTTGGGTTGTCCGGGATTTATCACTTCCGCCTCTCATTTGGCGTTCTTATATAGTATGGAAATATTAGCGTCTAGTCATATGGGCAAAACCCCATATGACGATTCATGTGAACCCAATCCCCAGAATGACCTACTATTATTATGCAGACCCCAGATGTCGATAAACATAAAACATCGGAACAACCGGTTTACCAATTGTATCAAACATTTTGATATACTTATTCAGTTCGGGATCTGCTAAATAAACACGTAAAGGCGTGAATTGTATACTACGGTCAATTATAAACGATTTTATATTTGGTTGAATAACCCCGCTCGCGTTCGGAATTTTAGGAGTGGCAGTCTTCGACACATCGTCCGGATGAGGAAACGATATGTACATATGCTTCACGTTTGTTTGCAACGACCCCTTTATTGCCGCATTCCCGACTCCTAGTAAATTGGTACGGTAAATCAGAGAATCGTCGGTATATCGGTAAAACGCAGGGAACGTACTTCCGCCACTCAATATGTTTACAAATGTTTGCAGAGATTCGACTGTTTCTTTCGGAATGGTCGATGCGCTCTGGTAGTTAATCGGCGCATAAATCTCCAAAATATTCAATATATCCATGGAGAAAATGACATTTCCCATGATAGATGAGAGGACGGTGCATCCATCAATCTGAGTAGGATTCGGAGTACCATCTGGATCGAACGTTCGCAAATAATTACTCGTATAAGAGGGCGGACTTGATTTGGTACCATTTATTATTTTTGCTACATTAGCAATAATATCGATATTCGACCCCGGTGGTCGATAAACACGAATATGGACGAATATCGGATACGACGCGACATTCGACAGACTCGCATCAAACACGGTTGAACTACTAAAGGCATAATCGTTGATCGTTTTTAGTGCATCCGACAGCAATAATTTGTTAGATATCGTCGTCGGTGCGTTATCTGGCGAAAACCCCACGTATACATCCCCACTCGCAGTGAATACGTTCAAATCGATAAACCGGTACCCGTCTTGTATTCTCGTAATAATGGTGTCTCTTGATACGTCGGTTCCGTCATAGGCAGAATTAAAGCACGATTTCACACAGCATTCTCTCAGTGGTAATTCGACAGGGTCCGTATAATCGTTCGTACAAGAGGGCGGGGGCGAATCTGCGTTATCTTGAGACGAACATCCGCCTAACCCAGTCATATATTCTTTGTGCCTCTGTCCAAAGTCGTATTGCTTATAAAAAATGAAAAATAAGACTACAATCGATAATATGAGAAATACGTATTTTAATTTCATATGGTGTGTGTTTTGGTATTCAATTGAATATATATTGTAAACATATTTAGCATCTAGTCATATGGACAAAACCCCATATGACTAGACATAATTATAATGGCAATGCAAAATAATTAGAGAATAAATACGTGCAAATTGTATATCAAACTATATAACAAACATGGCAGGAGGATTATTAAATTTAACCGCTACAGGAAGTGCCAATGTTATATTGACCGGTAACCCTACCAAGACATTTTTCAAAGTGGTTTATTCTAAATATACTAATTTCGGATTGCAAAAGTTCCGTCTCGATTACGACGGATTGCGCGATCTACGTCTGACTACATCCAGCACATTCCAATTCAAGGTGAAACGATATGCCGACCTCTTGATGGATACGTATTTATGTGTGACCTTGCCGGATATTTTTAGTCCGATTTATCACCCTTGCCCGCAAAATTCCTATAAATGGGCAGGATACGATTTCCGATGGATACGCGATTTAGGAACACATATGATTGAAAACGTCACCATCACGTGCGGGTCGATGTTGTTGCAGTCTTATTCTGGTGCCTACTTAGCAGCAATGATAGAGCGAGATTTTCCGGAAAACAAGAAACACCTCTTCAACCGGATGAGCGGAAACGCCCCCGAGTATTATGATCCTGCCAATGCATATGGGCGAAACAATACCTACCCGTCCGCATTCTATGCCGGCGACGGTGCGAGTTCCGAACCATCTATCAGAGGAAGCACGATCTATATACCTATCAATGCGTGGTTCATGCTCGACAGTAGATGCGCATTCCCGTTAGTCGCATTACAGTACAATGAACTGGTTATTAACGTCACCATTCGCCCTATACAAGAACTCTTTCAAGTACGTGATGTGTTTGACTGGAGTAATTACTTCCCTTATGTACAACCCGACTTCACACAACCCCAGTTTGCAATGTATCGTTTTTTACAACAAGTGCCGGGCGTAAATCTGGACGCCTCTCAATACCAAAACCAGACGACGACATGGAATGCGGATGTACATCTTCTCGCGACATATTGTTTCCTGTCCGAAGAAGAACGCAAGAAAATTGCTTTAGAAGACCAGGTTTATTTGGTGAAAGACGTGTTTGAATATAATTTTGAGAATGTGGTTGGGTCAAATACAGTCACCCTGACATCGAACGGAATGATTGCAAATTGGATGTGGTTTTTGCAGCGAAATGATGTGAATCTGCGAAACGAGTGGAGTAATTATTCGAACTGGCCTTACCGCCGACCACCGAATGATGTTTTCCCCGCGCCGATTCAGGTAACTATCGTAAATGGAAATCCTGCCCCAGTTTTGGCGCAAAACGGCAATTATTATGATACGGGTCCAGGAACACAACCCCCCGATTTGGGGCAAGCAGTCGGCGTGAACACTGGTTATTACGTCACAGGCACATTTAGTCAAGAAAACATACAAGATATAATGATTTCGATGGGAATCAATCTAAATGGGGTGTATCGCGAGAATGTATTGCCAGCAGGAGTGTTCGATTACGTCGACCAATATGCGAGAAGTCACGGTTCTGGGAAACGCGGGTTGTATTCCTATAGTTTCGGATTGAACACCAGTCCATTCGAATACCAACCTTCCGGTGCAATGAACTTATCGAGATTCAAAGATATTAATTTGGAAATAACAACCATCAAACCGGTTATTTCGACGCAAAATTCGAATTTTCAAGTGATTTGCGATACATCTGGTAACCCGATTGGTGTTAGCAAACAAAATTGGCGCCTTTTCGACTACACGTTTAATATGACTCTTTATGAAGAGCGATATAATGTATTGTCTATTATTGGAGGAAATGCTGGTATGTTGTTTGCTAGGTAAATTCTGGGTTGGTACGACGTAGAAGAATAACGTATATTATTATAATAAATAATATACGTAACAATCAAAATGAATGAAACCGTATGGACAAAAAATGTAAAAGAAGGATTTATTGAAAATATGCAAAAATCGAAACAATCGGGGAATGGTAATACCTGTAGTGGAAATGTGAGTTCCGATTCGGTACAATTTATTTCTAGTGCAGTAGCAAACTTTGGAAATGAAGTCTATATAGGAAAAGACATAAACGAACTTATCCTCACAAGCGACCCGAATATGCCGATGCCCACTCCCAATCCAGAATCGCCGGAGGATGAAACCGGATCCTCGTTTGATGACATATTTAACGATTTATATAAAGATTTCAACTTAAATAAAGCAAAAAATATTTACAAAAATGGAATTCGCACGATTAAAAAAAAGGTTGATAATGTGAAACATGATATAGCAGGATCGATTGCTGGATGGTTTTATGATAATTTCGAATCTCCCGAGGCAAAAAAAGACCTCGAGATTCTTTCCTCTCAAATATCGATATGGATTGTTGTTATCCCAATGTCGTATTTGGTGGTAATCAACTGGTGGTATGTGTTAGCATATACAAACTATATAATCGATTTTAGGGACTATATCTTTTATGCATTTTACTGGCCCATGGCGCCCGCGTTTCATGCATTTGAACTTCTAAATTACTACACACTCACGTTCCGCATGGACATAGATTCGAGATTTCCGACGATCGAAACCTCTCGTAATTGGATATGGAACTACCGTTCCATATGGTTTTCGCTTTTCCATCTAGTTACATTCTTACCTATGTTGATTTTTCCAGTCACAGATATCATGGAATCCACCATGATGAATTCAGGGGCGATTTTTGCAATAGCAAGTATTGTTGCCGTTTACTATTTTTTCAGTCTATTTATGAAAGAAAGATGGTATGACAAATTTATGAATTCCGGTCTTTTTGGATATTTATTCTTGCTAGCAATGACAATTGTTTCGTTTCTTATGATGTTTATGTTTATTACTATTATGTGTCCTATATTTTTGCTGTATACGCTGTTTTTATCGTACCTTGTAATATTTGCTTTCAATGGGTTCTGGCCGCCATCCATCATAAGTGTATATAAACAAATCTTCCAAGAATTGAAAGAGGTTCCTGTTTACGAAAAGAGTGACAAATTTGGGAAAATGAGCAATTTCGTATTACAAAATTTTCATAGTATTTATCTTCTGATCATTATGAGCGGATTCTTTATAGAGAACGTGCGTCAATCAATGAAATTCTCGAACGATTCGTTAATTGCGATTGCAATCATAGCAAATATTCTCATATGTCTATTGTTTGCTCCGAGTGCGGTCACGGTTCCATTTGAACTATTGAACGTGTTCTTGGATGATACAGACGAAGAAAAACCAAACAAGATACAACCAGGAGAAGCATCGATAAACGTTAAATAGAAATAGTGATATCCGGTTCAGATTTCAGTTTTTCGGTTTTTTGAGAAGTGGACGGCAAAGGCACCGATGGATTCAATCGCAAAATTTGTTGCTGCAACTCTACGACAATATCTTCCAATTCTTTGTTGCGAGAAGTCAGTGTTTGAATATCTTGCTGTTGATTTTGTATCAATTTCAACGTCTCCTCCGGAAGCATCATCCGCGGCGGTTTTCCGGGTTCTTGTATCATGATTCCAGGTACATTCATTTGTTGCATTTGCGCATTTTCCGTGACTTTTTTCCGGGTATCTTCAATGACCTTGGTTTGCTCTAAAACATCCGGTTTCATTTTTGGATCGCCGGGTTCATAATTGTCCAGCAAATTATCAATGTCCTCCAAAAAGAACTTCATTATATTTGCTTCCGTCGGTTTTCGGATAAAATCTGCCACCGTTTTCGTCGACTCTTTAAAAAAATTTGGATGCGAATTAACCAACAACTTCTTCTTATCAAATGTATTATGATTGTGGGAGAACACCAGGATTGTCTTGAGAGAGTCCAATTGAACAAACGGGACAGTATATCCTTTCAAAAACGCCTTCTCCTCTGCCAAAGCAGCATGGTCTTCGTATTTCGTATCATCGAGAAGACGCGACTTGAATGCAAACGTTCCTGCGGTGGCGTGATTTGGTCCATAAGGACCACATTGGTACATTTTCTGAATATGGTTGAAATAAATATACATCTCCGACGACCCAGCACACAACGCTTCTTTGTTGTTCTGTAGACGGTCGACCGCATGTTCAATTCGTTCGGGAGGATAATAGTCGTCGTCGTCCATATAAACGATAATACTACCTTTCGTCTTCTTGTGCATGTAATTCCGTTTTTCGCCTAAAGGCATCTTCTTATCCAACGCAAAATACTTTATATTCTTGATGCCGGAGGTTTCGATAAGATCTTGGATTTTATCGGTACCGTCATCGACGATGATCCACTCTATCCGATCCATGGGGTAAGTTTGGTTCCGGAAGCATTCGAACATGATGGGGATGAACGGACGACGGTTAAATGTCGGCGTACAGACACTGACAAACGGTTTGAAGTTTTTGATAGTTTGCTTTGGTTTGCCATTTTTTCCCATCTATTATTCTGCAAATATACATACATTGAATGTATATTTACTGTTTATGCCTTTTTATGTCTTATTCGTCTGTTTCGTCCTCTCCATCGTCTTCGTAATCGTCGATTTCAATCGCGTCGTCGTCATCTCCTACATTGCCCGTTTTTTTCGAAGAACAAGTCTCTTTCTTCACGTTTTTATCTAAATACCGGTAAATGCGTTTGATATCCAATTTACCGATTTTCACGTCTTCGAATATCTTTTCTACATCGTTGAGGAGTTCGGATCGAGTTAAGAACCCGTTCCCCCCGTAATAAATCCGTAATTCTTGGAAAAACGCGACCACGTCCTTCTTGTCCATATCCAATGTCTGACAAAGCATATACAAGAACAGTTGATTGCTGTATTCGGTCGAGTATTTCGTCAGAATCTTGGTAAACCGCACATCCTGCATATCACGTATTTTCGCCAGTTCTTCTTCCGGTCTCCTCTCGAAAAATTCGTGGAAAAGGAAATTATTATAGAACGTTTTTATAAATGTGCTCATCTCGTTGAATATCCATATTTGACTCTGGAACGTGATGCGGTCAATATAATCCGCAAAACAAATATTGTCTATTAATTTTAAATAAAACGGTAGGGAATCCTCTCGCGGTAATATCGAGAGGCGGTCTGCCAGATTCTCGTGCCATAAAAGCGCTACGGTTGTACGGTCATTGTCATTCATAAAATCCGCATGTTGTTTGACGCTGAGTTTTCGGTCGAATAGTTGTTTTGATATTTTGCCGTAATCTTCGTTGTAGAATTTTGCGCGGAATATATGCTGTATGTTTTCGCTAGTTAGAATCTCCGGTTTTTTCTCACTCAATCTCAGCAAAAATTCGACTTTGCGAATATCCCCCTGCGCGTAGTGAACCATTTGGTCGAGAAGACGGATGTTTGTTTCGACCGTCGGTATCAGTCTAGTTAATACCGTGTAAATTTGCTGGTCGGTTGGCGTGGGTAATTCAAATACATTGCAAACATTCATCAACTCTTTGATCTTCTTATCCATGTAGTAATTACCGATGCAAATGACTGGATTCAGTGTGACATTCTCGGTCTTTTGTTTTTTCGTCTTTTTCTGGCGAATCAACTTGACGAGCGCGGAAATGCCGCCTTTGTCGCCTTTATGCATACCGTCGATTTCATCCATCAATATGGCAATTTTCCGGACTCTTCCGTGCATCATATCGAGTACATTGTGTCTGCTCATATTATCGCGGGTGATAGTATCGATGAGGGATTTATTGCGGACATCGCCGGCATCGTATTTGATGACATCGTAGTTGAGTTCTTTGAAAATATCGAGTATGAATCTGGTTTTTCCGGTACCTGGCGCGCCGTAAATATAGATACCCTTTTTGAAATCCGCGTCTTTACACCTCTCGTCAAATGAAGAAATGATTTGTTTTATTTTCGAAGAAATCTCATTACGGTTAAAAATGGTATTTAAATTAAGTGTATTCATATTATGTTTGATGGTTTAATAAAATTATTAGTTAGTTATTAGAATATTGCGGGTTTATGTTATTTGCAGACAAACGCGTTATTTTTATTTTGTTGTATTTGTTTTGGTGTTTTTTTTTGATTTTTGAGGATTTTTGAGGATTTTTGAGTTTTTATGGGGGTTATGTAGTTGCCTTTTGTATGTCGTATCGTACCTTACTCGTACCTTTGTAAGTCGGCGCGAAGCGCCTTTTGTATGTCGGCACTTCGTGCCTTACCATTCGTCATCTTCAAAAGTCGGGATAACAATTCGTATCTGCACCACATTATTCGAGTTTGCCGTCTTCGTAGAAGGCGACTCTTCCTCTTCCTCTTCGACCGTTTTCTTCGCTACAATCGAACTCGACCTTGATGCGCGATACTTTTGCATTGTCTTGTTTCGAATTTCGAGAGGAACGAGGTCTTTTTCCAATTTTGTAGGAAAAGGTGTGGCGAAAGACTCGTCCTCATATGCCCTTTCCTTCACATCTGCCCATTTAGATGCGGCAAGAATCTCCTCGATTTGGTCGAGTTTATTCCAAATCTCGGTAACGCCTAGGAACAACCTAGGATCAGTTCCGACGGCAAAACATACGCCGTATTTCTTTGCGAACTCGTCGATCCGTTTTTCCCTTGCCTCTTCGATCGCGTGGTATCTGCCTTTGAAATATCGAGAGGATGATCCGGACATGCGTCCTCCGCCTCCACAAATACTCGTCTCTCCTGCCGTTGCCTTTCTCACCGTCCCGAAATAGATACATTCGTCGCCCGAAAAGTTGTAATAATCTACTGCAAATCGTCGGAATCGTTCAAAGAAATAGTCTTGCTTGAACTTGTACTGTTGGTGGTCTTTGTACAATTCTGGTTTTGTGCAAAACAGCGCAACCAACCATTGCAACTCGTGGGTGTGGAATAAATCGATCGTGTACTGCTTTCTTGCTGCCATTTTTACGAATAAACGTATTGTTAATAATTATATCGGTAATTTCTGCCGTTCGATATAATGATTAAAAAGTCTTTCAATTTTTCTTATTTTCTAAATGCACTAAAATCGTCAGTTACTGGAATATAGTTGCTTCCTTTCGAAACCAACGCGCCGTTATACGAATATGGATCGATTCCCTGAATTCCGAGAGGATTATTCGGCAAATTGTATGTTCCTGGTGAATAATAACCAGACTGATAGGGATTGTTAACATAACTTCCATATTGATTGTTTTGGTTCCCATTTCCAGAATCAATATTATTTATCTGGACTGGATGCGATGACAATACATCTTTGATTCCTGAACCGGCATCTTCGATCAGATCTTTCACGCCTGACCCGGCATCTTCGATAAAATCTTTTGTGCCTGACCCGGCATCCCTTAGTAATCCAACTGCACCCGAACCAGTATCTCTCGCGAGTCCGGTAACATCTTTCAATACGGTTTTGGTTAAATCTACTGCTCCGGAACCTGCTTGTTCTGCTAAACGACCTAACCCCGGACCTCTTCTATCGTCGTTGCCTGAATAATCATTTCCTTTGGTCCCTCCATTTCCTCCGGTTCCCCCAGTTCCTTTGCCATACCTTTCCAAGAAATCGGAAAATCGGTTCTTGTAGGTAGATGAAGTGCCAGCACCGCCATTTCCGCCGCAACTAGTACAAACACCTCCATTCGCGGATTTATTACATTGTGGACAATTTGGGCACACCGGTGGCACAACCGCGGTTTTAGGGATATAATTGCTAGACTTGAACATTGCATTTGGGTCATTCGAATTTGCAACCGTATTCCAGAATGCCAACCAGTTATAGTAATCCGAAATGGGATTCGTATCTGAACTGGGCATTTGATTATTGGAAAATGGAACATTCAGTTGGTTTATGGGGGAATATTTATCGTCTTTGTCGTCTCCGTCGTGTTTATTGTTATCCTGTTTATTATTTTTGCCACTAGACGTTGTTTTCTGGGGTGGGTTTGTTTCATCGGCCGCGTCGTCGTCATCGTCATCGTCGTCCTCGTCGTCGTCCTCATCCGTCTTTTTATGACCATTTGCCTTGTTACCATCCGATTTTTTGTTACCATCCGATTTTTTGTTACCATCTGCCTTTTTACCATCCGATTTTTTGTTACCATCTGCCTTGTTACCATCCGATTTTTTGTTACCATTTGCCTTTTTACCTGACTTGTCTGTGTGTTCGCCAAGTGTTCTTGCTGCTAACTTTGCCGCCTCCAACTCATTATCCATTCCTTCCGTCATTTTCTCTGTTACATTTAGACTCATATTACTAAAATATACCGAAATTGTTAATGTACACAGTAATACGATAAACAATAATAACGATTTTTGCATATCACTTTAAATAATATATAGGTTTTATATTGTATGGGTCGAATTAATGTCTAGTCGTATTTTCTGTTGCAGTAAGATAACTGTCCCGATCAGTTTATGATAGTCATATGCGGGGTTCCCCTATGACTATACGTTTACAGTGATTGATTGCTGCTTCGATATTCACCGTAATTCACATAAACGTATATCAATGCAAATAAACAACCTACCTACAAAATGAACTCCCCCCTCGATCGTATTTTACCTACAAAAAACGAATGCGACCCTCCAGGTCCCTACAATCATCCTTCCGTAGAAGAAGAGCGTAGGGACAGAGACAAGTCCAAAATAAAACTCGAACGTAACCGTACCAATATCCTAAATTCATTTTTTCGAGAGGATACCAAACTAGAAATCGGAGTGGACGAGGCAGGACGCGGTCCGCTTTTTGGGCGTCTTTATGTTGCGGCAACAATTCTCCCTAAAACCGGCAAATTCAAACACGAATGGATGAAAGACAGCAAACGATTCTCCTCTCAAAAGAAAATCAGAGAGGTCGCAGAATACATCAAAACAAATGCAATTGCATGGACAGTCAGGTATGCAGAGGCAGAGTTGATCGACGAGATAAATATTCGACAGGCAGTATTGCGTACGATGCGCGAATGTTGCCGCGACGTGATTGAGAAGACGGGGACAGGTCCAAATGGCGCATGTCTTCTCGTCGATGGCAACGATTTCCCCCCCTTTACGGTTTTCAACCCCGAATCGGAAACCTTAGAGGAGGTCGAGAGTCATACAGTCGAAGGGGGTGACAATCTATATACTTGCATTGCTGCCGCTTCCATATTGGCAAAAGTTGCACGCGATGATTATATTGCCGATTTATGCAACGCAAACCCCATGCTCTCAACCAATTACGGAATTGACCGGAACAAAGGGTATGGAACGGCACAACATATGAGAGGAATCCGAGAACATGGCATCACACAGTGGCATCGGCGGTCCTATGGTCCTTGTAAAAGTGCGCCGGCGATTGATTGATGACCAGACGTTACCAAGATTTCGATTTTTCGAAAAATGAGAATATGAATATATTCTAAATGCAAATACTCATACTGTTTATTTATTCTGCAAATGAACATTACGACCAGATGATGAAAATACAGAGATCGTATTGTCACAAATACGATGGAGTCCATTCGTTTTTCGTTACCTATCGCAAAACGCAATCCGAATACATCGAAGTAGAGGATGATATTATTTACGTTAAAGGAGAGGAGACCTATTTAGGAATAACTCGAAAAACGATCGATGCCATGGAATTTTTGATAAATCGAATGAAAGATGTAGATTACGTCGTAAGATCGAATATGTCAACCGTGATTAATATTCCCGAATTGAAGTCCTTTTGCAAATCCCTGCCCAAAACGGGAGTTTATACATCCGGAATCATGAACGATCTTCAGTGGTTAGATCACGCTTCTGGTGTAGTAGACGAATCTTTGTGGGGCACGAAATATGCATCTGGAACCAGTATTATTTTGTCCAAAGATGTAGCAGAATCTGTTGTGCAAGGAAAGGACCAGATCCGACATGATCTCGTCGACGATCTTTCTATCGGCGTTTTTATGACGAAGTTTTACCCAGATACTTATGGCGTCGTACCTCTCGCTAAATTGATTATTGTCCCGTTCGATCTAGATGAGAGGACGTTTGATCGAGATGCGGCATTTTATAGAACGCGCACCAACGATGATAGGAAAAAAGATATCCAAAACATGCAAACTGTGTGCGATCTGGTCCACAATACGAAAGAAGGATTCTCGGAATTCCAACGGATCGATGAGATGACCGACGAAGTGATTACATATTCGGGTATGGTATTAGGTGGGTTAGCAATTGTATTTATGGTTTGTAATATGCCTTCATTGCATTCCGGTATATTTGCGAAATATCTACGCTAACGTCTAGTCATATGGGGAGTTTCCCATATGACTATACACTAAATCCAGATTACACAGTCATCCATCCCTCAACCACCGATTTCTTGATTGCCATATAATGTGTCGAACAATCCATTTTGCTATATCCAATCCAGAATGTTCCGTCAGAAGATTCATCGTCCGATACCTTGAAACTCGTTCCGCCCGATTGATTTGTTGCCTTTTGAAGGACCGTTTCGTCCTCTCGATAAACAAATCCCAAAGTATATTCCACCTTATCTCCCTCAAACGTAAACAAAGGAGTGAACCGTTTCACTTCGTAGGTCGTTGCATCCAGCGTGAATATCGAATGGTAATAGTATCTGCGATCTTCGTAAGACACCACGTGGCAAATAAACCAGATTTCATTGCCGATTCGGATACCATTCGTCGAACCACGGAAATACTTGAATATGGCAGGGGGTTTAATCGTATGGGTTTTCTTAAACGTGTATCCGCATTTGCCATTCTCAGAATCTGTGGTTGGTAAACAATCCCCAATGACCAAATCATGCCAATTGTAAACAA